TACGATTAACTTCTACATTAACCGCTGTATCTATAATTTGTTGTAATGACATTATCTACGGCTCCTTATTGGTAATGAACGCCTTCCTTGTTCCGCTACATTGTGAATAAATTCTGGATCTCTGGCCAGTAATGTTCTAAAGCTACTTGCATCTACTGCTTGTATGCTGTAAGTAACTGCTGTGGTATTATTATTGACAACAGGTTGACCCATACCTAGTTGGTGATTAGGAATAATGCGTCCTGCACTTTGTGGAACAAATAGTTCTGGACCACGCTCGCCTACAATACTTGCTTGTCCTACTGGAGGCATGCCACCATTGGCAAAGCCAAATAACTTGCCTATGCCACCAAATATACCACCTACACCACCTGCGGTGCCACCAAATAATCCTGACAACAATTTCTGTGCCTGCACTCTAGCAAAATCTGCAATCATACTATTAGCAAGATCCTTGAATGATAACTTGCCAGTTTGAACAAACTTGACAAAGGCATCTTCAAAACCTTTGGTAAAGTTTGACATTTGCTGTGCGGCATATTCAGCATCAGTTTTGATGTTGTTGCGATACTTTTCGCTGGCGGCAGCCCATCCAAATGCAAAACTATCTTGTTCTGCTTTAGTTGCTGCCATGTTTTCTTCTATACGCAGTCTACGAGCATCATATAGTGCATTGATTTCTTCCATCTTTTGCTTCATACCACCAGCACCTTCAAATGGTAAGTTTTGTATTTTCTGTATGGCTTCTAACTGTGTTTTGCGTTGATTTTCTAAATCAAACAATTCTCTAATAGTTGTTTGTTCACTGCCACGCATATTAGCAATGCTCTTTTCAAGTTGTTCACGCTGTGCAGTTAATGCAAATGCTTCACCTTGTGCTTTAACTTGTTCGTAGGCCGCTAATACTGCTTGGTCTTGTTGACTTTGGAATTGTGCTATTTCTTGAGCATACTGTGCCTGCATCTCCATCAAGTCAACAATATTTTTAACTTCTTGTTGTTGTCTTGCATATTCACGAGTTTGTTCGCGTGTAATATTAAAAACATCAAGTTCACTGTTACGAAGTTCTTCTAAGTTAGCAATCTCTTTGTTAATCAATGCTAGAGTAGCACCTTTAGCACCTTTTTTCTTTTCTTCCAGTTGTGCTGTTTGGTCAGCATAGCGTTTGTTGATATCTGCTGTGCCTTTGATAATATCTTGTTCATCTTTGCTTTTGCCTAACATTTCAACTTCTGTGGTTAAACGATCCATGTTAGCCTGTGCGGCTCTACGATAACCATCTGCTAGATTTTGAACAGCATTAAGTTGTCCAGCAAGTTCTTTGCCAGTTTCTACAGGACGAGTAACTGTAGTTTCTGCACGACCTTTATAAGCGCCCATTGTGCCGGGTTGTGTTGAACCAGCAGTTCCTTCTTCGGCAGGACCACCGCTTAAGGCACCTAGACCTACTGCGGCTAATAAACCTCCACCTATAGCACCAATCAATTTGAGAGCGGCCCTAAGTCCAGTCATAAATGGACTGGAGACAGCAAAAATACTAGTAACTTTTGCGCTAAAAGTTGTAAAACTTCCTGTCATTGCGGCAACACCACGACCTAAACTACCAATCAATGTTGCGGCTTTTCCTAATACTGTCATACTAAACACAGCCGCTAATACAATAGCCAATCCTTTAAGAATTGAAATCATTGTTTCTAAACTATCTTTACTTTTGCTGACATTATTAACAAAATCAACTAATGGTGCAGTAATAGTTAAGAACGCCAATCTTAGATTGTTCATTGCTTCTGTATAGTTGTCATTTAATTGTGCGGCTTGATTAACTGCGTTTGTTTGTTGTTCAAACTTGCCGCGAAGTTCGTCCATTTTAGCAGCCAAATCACCTGGAGCAACACCCTGCATACTCTTACCAAATAACTGTAATGCTATAGCAGTTTTTTGTGCAGGATCTTTGATATTTTCAAAACCCTTGATAGTTTTGTCTAACAAATCTGCTGTGCTTAATGTGCCGAGATCTTTTAGACTGACACCTAACTTACCTAAACTTTCCTGTGTTTTATCACTGCCCTTGGCTGCTTCATCTATGCTTTTATAAAATTCTGTGACTAATTTACCTGCATTAGCACTTTCACCACCGCTGGCTTGTAATGCTTGCTGTAATTCAATAATTCGTCCAACGCTGAGTTCAGTGGCTTTGCTTAAATCACTGATAGCATCTGCGCTTTGTAATGCTCCGCGTGTTAATGCCGCAAAGGCTGTGCCAATGATAATACCTTTTAACTTACCAAAACTTGTAGCAAGTTTAGTGCTGGTAGCATTTAGTTTATCAAAACTTGCATCAACATCTTTGGCACTAGCTGTAGCATCTTTGGCAAATGATTGTGTAGCACTATCTGCGGCGCGAATGTTACGAATGTAACCTTGATTATCTAATTCAAGTGTGACTTTTAAGTTTGCCATTATTTGATCTTTCCTATTAAATCATTGATGCGTTTTTCTAAAAACTTTTCAGTAGGATCACTCATACCTTTTGGTGCTTGACGACTATAACCTTCGTCTAAGCGTTCGGCATAAGGATAGTTAGCATCAATGGTATTACCACGCAGGCGTGTATTGCGTTTGGCATTACCCGTGCGTTCTGGAGTTGCGTCAACAAAATAGTCATAAGTTTCTTTGACCAATGTTTTACTTACAGCTTCCGCTTGATCAAACATTTTACTGACCTGTGAGACATCAAATTGCATTGCCATCTTTTTGTCTTGTTCTTTCTACCATTTTCATCATCTCTTCCTGAGATAATTTTGGTGCTTCCCGCTTACCATCTGCCTTATCTTGCATATAAGTTTGGAAACCTAATGCGGCATCTAATACTACTAAATCAAATGTGGAAGCCTTTTCCATTACTTCGCTGGGCAATAAACTATAACGCTTCCCTAGTGCATCTATACTAAGCAACATGCTCATTTCAACACCTTCGGGATCCAAGGCTTCCTGCGTTACTTTCCCAATGTTTCTACTACCTTACCTATTACTCTAGTTAAAATATTACTGGGTAATAGATATCCATCCTTGACAATTGGCGTGCCATCTTCATCAAGAATCATTTTATTGACAATCTCAACCATATCACCAAAGTCTTCGCTTTTCATTGTTGCCATTTTGACAAATACATCCATGCCTGTGCGATCATAGATCCAAAACTCAAGAGGTTCACCATATTCTTTAATGGTGTCTTCATCGTTTAGTTCTACTTTTACTAACTCTGGTTTTTTGCTTAGTTGTGTTAATTTCATTTCATATCCTCATATCGTTGTTTTAAGTAATGCACAGTTGCTAGTGCAAACTTCATTCTTACTTCTGCTTGTTCCAAGTCCTTCTTGGCACATCTTACTTCGCTGAGTGCTTTAGCAGTTTCTGCTTCTATACTGCGAAATATTTCATCATTTGTTTTGTTGTCAAATATCATCAAAACTCCAATCACAGTTATTTATACAAAAATAGTCAAACAAAAAGCACCCTAAGGTGCTTCTTGTAATCTTATATAAGATTAAGCTACTGTGTAGTTGCCTGTTACTGTTAAAGTAACTGGGCTTACCCATACAGGTGCATCTGCACTAACTGTCATTGCCAAGCCAGTGATGTAAGCAACACCAGTAATGGTTTTGCCTGCGCCGCCTGTGCTTGTATCACCCATATAAAGAGTGAATTCAACTTGTTGCTTGTTCTTGCTTAGACCAAAGATACCATCTTTTAATGCGACATCAGTGCCTGTGCCTGTGCCGAAGAAAGTTGCTTGCTCTAGAACAATGTTCAAGTCAATACTGTTTGTTGCAGTAGTTGGGATTTGTAGTTTAGACTCTTCGTCTAACTGCGTCCAAGTGAATACATCGTTGGCGTTGTTAATAGTGATGTCTTGCATCGCTGGAACTAACAAGCCGGAAGTATCACCTGTTACGCGAATAGACAATGTTGTTTCAACATTGGCTACTCCTGGTGCTGGAAATATGAATGCCATATTTATTTTTTCCTTATGCTAAATTTGTGAATCTATACTCACCTTCATAGATAACTCTATCATTTTCTATTGTAGTGGTATAGTCAAACTGTCGTTGCCAAACGCCAGTTATGGTAGTGATATCTTTAGCACTACCAAGGGTTGTGATTGCACTGTCTAAGTCAGTGTTTCTGTTTTTTGCATCTACGCTAAGATACCATCTTATTGTAGTGACGCGAGTATTGATACTGCAACTACCCAATGTAGGTAGAAATTCTGCTTGCTCGGTGTTAGGTTCATCTAAGTATACTCTACGAGCATTCTTAATGTATAACGGATTAGTTCCTTCTTGCCAAGGCAGTTCTTGACTGGTTTTAATATCACCAGTTAGTTGTGCCGTCAAATAAGTTAATAATTCTGTTCTCATCTTGTGCGAACTCTATTCACTACGCTAGCCATCTTGTCTGCGGTATCAATGGTGCCATTTTCACTGAAGTCATACCAGTCACCAGCTTCAATTACTTCGTCAAACAATACATTGTAGCTGTCCTTGTAGAACTTAATTTTTGCAAATTCAGCACTGTCAGGATTGCCAAAGTCAGCAACTGTAGGATAAACATATTCCATTAATGCAAAATACACATTAAGGTCTTTGAATTCCTGCGTTCTGGCTAATATATAAACTGAATTAACAGCGGGCAGCAAGTTAGGATAAACTATCTTTGCTAGCTTAAGCTGGTAATATACTCCACCACCCAGTGTTTCCAGTTTGTGTAAGAATAACTTGACTTTA